CGTGCCGCTACCTTCCGGGGTCAGGTAGCTGACGCTAGAGGCGGTGCCTAGGCTGGCGCTTTCGATCTGGAAGTTCGAACCGTTCCAGGTACATGTTGCACCGCCGATACCGTCCCAGGTGACCGTGAAGGTGGCACCGAGGCCCACACCGGAGGTCGACTGCTGGGCCACCGGGTTGGTCGGCAGGTCCTCGTAGAGGCCCGCCGTGTTCAGCGTGACGTTGCGGACGCCCATATTGAGGTTGAGCTTGGCGCCGACGAGGCTGGCGCCGGTAACAGGCTCCTGGGTGATGTCGGTCGGGTTGACGCTGTAGTTGCCCGCGACCGTGATGGAAAGGACCGCCGTGATGGCGCCGCCGGCCACCGTGACACTGGCCTGGAAGTCCGTTCCGGTTCCGGTCGTACCGGTGACCGTCTGCGTGCCGTTGGTGCCGCCGGAGCCTCCTGCGGCGACCGTCGCGGACACAACCTGCGTCTTCTGGACGTTGAAAATGGCGGGGCTGGTAAAGACGCCACCGGCCAAGGTGATCGTATCGTTTGGCACGTAACTGTGCGTGGCCGAACCGCCCGGCGCCACCACGACCGCCGACACCGCAGACGTTTCCAGCGCGGTCGCGATGATCGCGGCCACGCCATTGCAGTTGGTTGCCCCCGAGAAGTTCAAGCCGGTCACGTTCTCCGGCGTGCCGTCGATACTGACCGTAAAGCTGCCGTTGGTGATGGTTGTCCAATTGGACATGGCCTGCTGCGTTGGCGTCAGATCGCCACCGATCAAAAGCCCGGAGCTACCGTCCTCGGCCCAGCGGCCAAGATAAAGCTGCGTGGGTTGTGGCGTCTGCCCGAAAAAGAGCTGCGCGGCCAGGTACTCGGGATCGGTCGTGCCGAAGTCGTTGGCGACTTCGTCCAGGCTTCCGTAGGAACGGATGCGCTGGTAAACGTTGATCACATCTGTTGCGCCGATGAGGCAGAGCGAGTCCACGTTGGGAGCCTGCGCGGCCTGCGGCCCAAGGATCACCTGCGCATTGATGAGACGGTTTACGGGCAAGCCGGTCATGGCAGTCCTCTCTTATTCGGGCGGGGTTATCGTGACCGGAAGCGTGAGCCCCGGATTCTGCGTGTTCAAGGTCGCGTCGACCTCTTCCAGGTTCAATATTCCATAGCTGCGCACGAGCGCGCGCCGGAGTACGAACGGCAGATCGCAGCGGTATTGCCAACGCTCCTTGAGCAAGGACGGCACCGCCAAGGGCTCGCCGGTCGACACAAAGGCAAAGCCATTGAGCATAAGCTGTTCGCGGTTTTGTGATATGGAGAGTCCGTCTCGGAAGAGCGCGGCCAGTGCATCGGCCTGACCACCGGCACCAAGGTCGTAGAAGCTGGCCAGAATATTCAGCGTCTCGTGGCGCTGCATCTGGCTGCTGCCCTGGCCCGCCCCCTGGTGCCCTATGTAGGGGTAAGTGTCGCTGGGCCTGCTGGTCACGCCCACCGCACACCAGGGGGTTCCGGCAGGGGGGAGGTTTGGCGGCTCGGGCTGCCAGCGCGGAAAGATGCGCGTTACGTCCATGCCCGTCACGCCCGCTACCAAGTCATGCAGGAAATTATCGAGTGCCTCGCCTTCCAGCGGCGGCGTGGTGGGAAGCGGCGCAAGGTAGCCGCCGGTTGAACTATCGATCATCAGCACGCAGCCCTTGAAGCGCCGGGACTGGGCGGCTGATCCTGATAGTCAATGGAGGCTGCGATAGACTGTACCCAGCCAGGGCCATAGCGCGCGTAATCCTCGACGGTCTTCACGATGAAATAGTCACCGTTTGTAAGCACCAGATCCGGCTTGTAGCCCGGCGAAGTCATCTGGAGACGGAACTTGGTGACGATGGAGAGGTACTTTGTGGAGAAGTCGATCTCCGCCAGGCGGTTCAGATCGTTCGGCGACGCTGCACAAATAATCCCTCTGACCTTTGCAAACGGGATCGGGGCAGGAACCGTGCTGCGCCCCTTATTCATTACGATCTCCGGTCTTCTGATGACCCAAAACCTACTCAGCAGGCGCGGATTTGTCAGTGTCGGGTTGCGTGAAAGAAGGCCAGGCATGTCAGCGCTTCCTCAAAACCCATGTAATCGCCCGGTAGTATTTGCCGGTATCGATCAGTGGTTTGGGATCCGTATCCTTCCGGCCTTTATGGCGTCTCATGCGGCCTGCGATAGTGGACGCCGCCAGCTTGGGACTTAGACCGGCTGTTATCTTCGCGCGAACCGCGCTGGCGGCCAAGGACCCCGCCGCATTGAACACGGCAATCACCCTGCTGGGCTTGCCGTCCAAGGCAAACTGGCCCGCCTTGAACAGAAGCGCTACGATCTGCCCGCGCACCGACTTCACGCCCGGAACCAGATGCGGGCGGGCGGGAAGGTTCATTTCAGGCACGCCGTGTTCGTTCAGATATCCGATGACGGCGTTGCTGATGCTCTCGTTGGACCGTTCTGCCTTGGTTGCGGGGATACCTACCAGGACCCTGGTCGTACTCAACGCGCGCAAGGCTTTCATCACCTGCGGTACGCGGTCGATCTTCGTGATGAGACCGGTCTTAACCATCAGGATTCGGAATAATCGACGTAAGCGGCCCCGGCCACGCCGGACCATTGAACAGGGGGGAAGCACCAATGCCAAGCTGGAGACCACCTGCGCCTATCATCCGCGCCATGCGGATGTAGCGCTTGCCGTAGGTGGTGAGGTTCCAATGTCCTGCGCCTTCGTCCAGCGAGCCGTTGGTGTCGTAGTTGACGGACACCTTGTCGCCGGACTCGGCCGTGATGGCCCCGGTGTACTCGCCGGGGTTGCCGTCCACGGTCACGCTGGCCAGCGACATGGTTTCCAGAACCAGCTGGTGCGCCACGAACATCTCCACGCCGATATTGAGCGTGTTGCCCCAGCGCTGCTGGTTGAAGAAATTGGCGTAGGCCAGCCCCAGCCAGAAATTGACCGCCGAGTCGTCGTACTTGTCGCGGCTCTGGAAGGCTGGGAAGTCCTTGCGGAACTGGTCGGAGGTGAGGTTAGCCACAGGCAACCCCCCTGGCCGCGCGGAAAGGTGACCACGGCTGTCCGCATCGACAGACAGCCGCTCGCATTTCCATAGTGATGCTATTACGCGCGGGCATCATCTGCCTGTTACTCCAGGAGCTTGACGTTGTGCGCCTTGAGGTACCAGTGGTCCCTGAGGCCCACGGGCACGTCCTGGACGCCCGCCTGGAATTGAATGAAGCGGTGACCGTCGACCAGGAGCTTGACGGGTTTGGCGAAGACCATCCGCACCTTGGGGCCAGTGAAGTCGTCCGCCTTGAGCGCCAGCGGCGCCGAGGCACCGAGGCCCGATCCGGTGGTCGGCGGCGCCCCGGTCTTGTCGGCGGCGCTGACCAACCGCTGCTCCAGTGTGGCGTGCTTGGCGCCGGCCTCGGTCAGGAGCTGGTCCATGGTCTTGTTGTCGCTGACCAGTTGGGCATGGCTCTCCTTCAAGCCGGTGTGGGCGCTGATCAGCGATTTATTCTGCTGCATCAACACGTTGTGCTGCTCGTTCAACTCCGCGTGGACCCGTTGGAGATCGGCCAAGGCGATCTCCGCCCGCTCGGCACGCTCCTTGAACTTGTCCGGCTCGGACTCCGGCTTGGGTGCGGGCGTCTTGTTGTCGTTGGGCATGTGTGCGTGCTCCTTTTATAGGCCGTCGAAGTAGCTGATGGTCTCCGGGTAGACGATCTCCAGCACACCCAGGCGGCCGAAGTAGGTGGTCTTGTGGTAGATGCTGTCGTACTGGAGCGGCGTCTTGGAGAGCGTGGTCATGGGGTAGCGAGCGAAATCGGTCTCGTTCGTATAGACCACCATGCGGTTGACTGTCGACGTGTTGCCGATGGTGCCGCCCACGCCCGCGCCGTTGCACCACTTGTTGGGCTGGATGCTGAGCTTGCCTTTGCCCTCGCGCGTCAGGAGATTGTTTTCCTCGATGTAGCGCAGGACGGAGTTGTTGCCGGCCTGGGACACCTTGGCCGTGGCGATGAAGCCGAAGCGGTCGGTGGGGATCAGGATGTCCATCGGCACCACGGCCCAGGCTGCGTTGGCCCAGGTGGTAACGATGGCCGTGTTGAAGTCGGCCAGGATCTCGTCCGGGGTCTTCTGGAACCACGACGGCGAGCCCTGCACGCCGTTGGGGAACGGCTGCACGGATGTCACCTGGCTGGCGCCGGAGCGGTTGTCGCTGTTGACCAGGCCGTAGTCCAGCGTGGTGGTATCACCGATGAACACCTGCTCGTCGATGTCCATCTGGTGCTTCTTCTGGAGCGCCTCGTATTTCTGCGCATCGATAGGGCGACCCACTTGCGCCGCTGACTCCAGCTCCAGGATCGTATACTTCAGCTCCAGGCCCCACGGACGCAGGGGCTGCGGCACCTTGCCGATGTCGACACTGACGCTGGAGATCTGCGAGGAGTCCTTGCCGATCCACGCCTTGCCGCCGCCGATACCTTGCTGGTTGCCCGTGCCGGAGCCGCTGGCGAAGTTGCTCACCGTGAACGAGGACACCTCGTCGCCGATGGTAACGTCCTCGCGCAGCGTAATGGCGTCCGGCCAGAAGATGGCCGTGAGCGGCATGTGCATCTTCTGGTCGAGACGTTCCAGCTCGCCCACCATGAACGCGCCGGTGGAGTCCACCGTGCGCACGCCGTTGGGGAAGTTGGCCGTCTTGAGGTTGCGGAGGCCGTCGTGCGTCTTGTACGGACGCTCGAACTGGCGGCCCATCTGGGGCTGTGCGCCGAGGTTGAGCGCACTCATATCGAAAGTCTGCATGTCTCGTTGTCCTTCTCTTACAGACGAACGCGGAGTTCGCAGACGCCGTTCGCGTCGGTTCCGCCATTGAAATAATACTTGTTGCTGAGCTGGAGCGTGCTGCCGCCGGTGTTGGCCGCCTCGAAGCCGCCTTGGATGTGCGAGCCCGACGCCGCCGCATACCACATGAAAACCGGCGCACCCTGAAGCGGAGTGCCGACGACCTGGACGAAGATGTAACCCGCGCCCATGATGTCGAGCACTTGGTTGGTGGGCGGCGAACCACCGGCCCCCAGGACGACCTCGCCGTAGTTGGTGGCGGAGGCGGGCTGGAGCGGGTAGGGGCGAACCGTGATGCCCCAAAGCTCGGTGATGGCGGAGTCGGCGGCGCCAATGGGGCGGACACCGTTACCGCTGGCGTCGGCGATGACTCCCTGGCCATAGGCCGTGGGAGGGTTGCCGGCCAGGGGAAGGGCGGGGATGATGGAAAACGGGTGCGCGCGATTGACGTCGCCCGGATAACCCGCGTTCATGCGATACTGGATTGCGACCATGTTCGTGGGTTCCTTTTAGTGGGCGCTGCTGAAGCGCGCGTCA